GTAGGGCGTATCTCTCTTCGGAAACTCATGCAGCGCGATGCGCCGCCCGCTGGAGCGGGCACCGACATCAACGTGAAATTGCACGCCGTTGAAAGAGCCGGGCAGCAAGCGCGAGCGCCACGGCGAGGCGAAGTCGAAAATGTTGCTCACGCCGTTTCGCTCGCCACGGCCATCGGGCGCCCACGGTTCAAGCGCACTTCTTTGAACAGGCCGCTATAGTTCATCGTTGTCCGGGTGCCGCGCGGGAAGCCGTTGAGGTCGATGCTTAGCGACGCATCGCCCGTGACGGTCTGCCCACCGCCGAGCAGACCGGCTTGCGCGCCGAGTTTGAGAAGCTCCAGCGGTTTTGGGCCTCCTGGGCCGAACGTGTCGGCGCCTCTCTTCCGTTCTGCTTCCTCCGCTGCGTCAAATTCATGCTGCCGGTGCAGCCGCCACTCACGAGAGCCGGGGAAGCCCCAATCATTGAAACGCTCTCTGTTGATGTTGATGCCTACGCCGCCCTTGATGTAGTTCGGATCGCCAGCGCTGCCTTGATCGGTATATCCCTTAATGGTGTTTGAACCCGAGAGCGCACTGTCGATCAGCGCATTCATGCGTGCTCGGTATCGCGGATCGTTTCGCATTCTTCGCAAGTGCTGCTGGATGACACCTGATCGTATGGGGCCGTAAAAGCTTTTGCCGCCGCCGATGGACGGATGTCCCACGATCATGTCGCGCAAAGATAACGGAGGCAGTCCTTTTATGGCGCGCTTCTGATTGACCATTTCAGTTCGGTTAAACAGACTTTCGATAACGGCAGTACCGGCACCGGGATTTTCAGAACTGAGAACTCCGCCGAGCAACTCTCGGGTTCCGGGATTTTCATCAAGCTCTCTCCTGAATGCTGCGCGCTTCGCCGCCAGAAATTTAGCTCCCCCACCTTCCGGGTTGTAATGGCCAGCAGACGATGGGCCATCGCCCGGTGCGGGAAGGCTCGCGCCGCTGCCAATGCCCCGCCGAAACATCGGGCCATGACCGGGGCCTTGCGGGCCGCCTAAACCCTGAGTGTCACCGGATGATGCATCGCCACCAGTCTCGCCGGACCACCACTCGCGTAGCGCCCGCAGCGTACCCTCAAAGATGTTTTGCTTTTGCTCGCGACCATAGACGGAGTCGTGAACACCCTGCAGCGATAGCGCAGGAGCACCAATCGCACTGGTCGCGCGCCCGGCGAGGATGGCACCGCGTCCGCTTTGCAGGATGTCATCCCACAGGGTGCGACGACCAAAGACGCGGTCGTGCACGGCCTGCAGCGATAGCTGCTGGCGCCAGCCGGCACTCTGCGCTCGCCCCCGAAAGACCGCTTCCGCAGCCGTCATCGGCTGATCGGTTTTGCCCTCTTTGATGCGGTGCATGACCTTGTCGGCCTCGATGAAGCCAGCGGTCATAGCCTTAATTTGCCCGATAGCGCTCTCGATAAGACCGGCGAGGCGAGGGCCGAAGGCGTTGGCAAGGTCTTCTTGCACGCCCTGAATTGTCAGGCGCAGGTCGGAAAACGCCTTATCGATTTTCTCGGCGTTCTTGGTGCTGTATGGATGTTCCTCGACGTACTTGTAGCCCGCTTCCAGCGCTTCGCGGATTTCCTCCGCGCTCTTGGTGGCAAGCTCGGGCGGCAGCGATAGAATTTGCTCGAAGAACTTGCGCTTCTGATCGTAGGGGATGTCGTGCGTCGAGAGATATTCCATCACCCGCTTGATGGCATCTTCGCGACCTAAACCTTTCAGGCTCTCTCCGAGCTTTTGATATGCGCCGCCGAGCAATTCCCAGCGCTGCCTCGCGTCCGATGCCCCGCGCGAGGTCTGATCCATGAACTCGCCGAAGCGGGCGAGAGATTCGGTCGCACGTTCCGGCGCGATGCCGAGCCGTTCCCATGCGACCGTTATGGCGCGGATCGCGTCGATCTGCAGGCCGGATCGCTTCGATGCGTCGTTTAAGACGTTGTAGGATTCACCGAGCCGCTGGACCGATTCGACGACGCCTTTGATCGCCTCGCCAACCGAGAACGCCGTGATGCCCACCGTCGCCAAGGCGGGTCCGAAGGACGACTCGAAGCCCTTCTTGACGCGTTCAATCCGTTCGCCGAGTTCTCCGTAGGCCTTCTCGTGCTCCTTGGTGTGCTTCGCGCCAGAAACATGCGCGCCGCGCGCCACGTCGGATAGCTCGCGCAGTGAGCGCTGCATATCCTTGAGCGGGCCGCTGTATTTATCGACGACCTCGGCGACGAGTCGCATCGTGTCTTCTTCGGCCATCCTGCGGCTAATCCTTCGTCTGCTTCAACCGTTCGGTGGTGAGTCGATATAGCTCCAAGACTTCGCGTTCTGGCATGTCGAGAAACGTGAAAGGATTGCACTTGAACATGAGCGCCAGATCGATGCAGGCGTTGATCGTTTGGTCTATGGAGCCGGAATAAAAAAAGGCGACAGCACCCAGGCCACGCCGATCAAGTCGCGTGGGTTCATGCGCTCAACGGATGACGACGGCACGCCGGAAAGGCGAGCAATCATCTGCACCATTTTCGGCATGTCGTGCTCGATCTTGACCGGGTCAGCGTTGGGATAGAACGCCACTGGATTGCCCACCCGGATCAAGTCGGAGCCGGTCGGCATGCGCAATTTGAGAACCTTGACATCTTCGCCATAAGCGTTGATCGGCTCGGTGAGTTGGTATTCGATCCGCTCTTCTTCTTCGTCTTCTGCCTCGACTTGCGGCCCACCGCGCGGCTGCTTGACCATTCTTGTCACTCTCCCACGGGATTTATCGTTGATTAGATTTCAGTGCAGGTGAGGCCTTCGAAGGTCACTTCGACCTGACCGTCATGCGCGTCGATGACGCTACCGGCGACGGTCCACGCGTCGCTGAGCACGTAGGTGCGACCGTTGGCGAGCGACACCTGCACCGTTGCGTCGGTGATCGCGTCGAGTTCGTCGATTGACAGCAAGTTGCCGATGGAAATGTTGCCTCTGATCTGAGGCACCACTGGCTCCTCGATATAGCCGTGCACCCCATCCTGGCCTGCGACGCCAGTGCGACGCACAGACGACGGTGTCACTTGGAAGTTGCCGCGAGCTTCGTATTGGTTACCATCGACGCGCAGGCTGAGAATGCCGCCGATCCGATTGACCGTTGCCATGTTAGGTCTCCATGCGAATTAGGCGAGGCGATCAGGCCGCCGTCGGATACATGAGGCGGAATTGCGCGAGCGCGGCGAACTGGCGCATCTGACCGGCAAGTTGCGGCGGCCACAGCACGTTCACGCGGTTCGGATCGTTGTCGTCGATCTCTACGACCAAGTTGTTCTTGAACGCGGCCAGATTCGACACCAGCCCGTCGAACATCGCAGCGTTGAACTCGCTGATGAGTTCGGCCTTGATATCGATAGGCTGAACCGCCGCCTGACCTGGGCCGAGGCGCGTGCCATCGGGCACCAGCTTGACGCGCGGATATTTCGTGGTGATCGCCGACTTCATTCGCCGCAGCAATTCCTGCAGCGTGGTGAGGATCGTGAGCAGGCCGAATGCCGTGTCGGCTTGGCCGAAGCTGTTCAACTGATACTGCGTCTGTTCGCGCAGGATCATGGGATTGCCAGAGGGCGCGCGACCCTGCGCTGCAACGCCGCTGTTGACCAGCGCATTGTTCTGCGCCTGCGAGAAAAGATTGTTGACGCGCGCCGGGAGAAGCCCCGGCATTTCCAGCGACTGCAGAGGCCGCGCCGGATCGTCGGAGAAACCGAGCGCCGCCACCGCGCAATAGCCCGCCGCCCATTCCCAGATCGGCGAGGGGCTGTCGGCCTCGATGCCGAGCGTCGAGACCACCGGCTGGTTTTGCGCAATGCCCCAGGTGAGCAGGTTCGCGTAGGTGTCGCGTCGCGCATTGAGCACGATGCCGTACTGTTGGCGCGTGTAATTCCAGCGCCCGGTCGGGCCGAAGCCGTATTCGGTCGCCCAGGTCGTCAGCGACGCGGCGTCGCCATAGGGCAGGGCCACGTAGTCGAATTCCAGTGCCTGGATGGCCGAGATCGCTGCGGTGAAATCCGGTTCGCCCGTGCCGCCAGAGAACGCCGTCATCGTGAGCGCCATGCCGGTCGGCAGCGCTTCGGCGCCCGACGCTCCGAGATAGTTCGCGACGACGCTGATGTCGTTGCCGGTCACCCCGGCCCATTTGCATTCCAGCGTTACGGTGCTGGTCGCGGCGGTCGCCGTCACAGGCAAGTCGGCGATTGCGTTGATCGCGGCGGCGAGATTGGTGGCGACATTATCGGCGGTGTCGGTCGAGGCGACAGCGACTTCGACCTTCTGGCCAGCGATATAGATCGTGAGCAGACCAGAGGTGGTCGGCGGCGAGGTGATCGCGATGCTGCCCTGCGCTTTCGTGCCGGTGCCATCGGGGACCGGAACGGCCCATAGCTGTTGCGTGGTGTTGCTGGTGAAGAACTGCTGCACCATGCGATGCAGCATCGAGCCGACGCCGAAGAATTCGCCGGCCAGCGCGACGCTGCCGACCGGCACCGGCACATTGTCATCGGCGGTGCCGCTCGCGAGCTTCTGCCCGACAAGCAGCGCGCGATGCGCTTCGCTCAAATTGCCGGCCTTGGACCCATCAACAACGGCCCAGAACAGCGGCATCTTCCACGAGTTGGGGATTCCGGTGCTGATCGCCATTTTATTCTCCGTTGAAACGACGAAGGCCCAACTCGAGGGCCTTCAAAGGGAGTGCTGTGAAGTTCGATCAGCGCTGCCGCGTCTCTGCGGCGCCATCGGCGGCGGTCGGCTGCGGTGGATCAGCGGTGCGCATCGGCGGCGCCTCGTCGTGCCATGCGCGCGCCTTGTCCAAGGTGACGGCGCCATCGGACAGCATGCGCGCGGTGAAGCCGTCGCGCAGCCACTGAGCGCCGCCCTCGCTGAGCGGACCATTGACGGGATGCTTGATCGCCAGTGCGGCGCGGCTGGTCGGGTAAACGGTGACGGTGTTGGTGCTCATGGTCCTGCCGTGATGGTGAACGTCTCGTGGAAGTCGTCGCCGCCCTGGCGCACATCGACATCGATCTCGTGCAGGTCGTTGATGAGCTTCGGCGGGAATTTGCAGCGGAAGCGGAACGTCATCTGCAGACGCGCCTCGATGTAGTAGCGGTCGCCGTCGCGCGGGAATTGATAAGTGCGCGTGATCTGCGGCACCGACTCGATGATCGGCTGATCGGTCGCGCTTTCGCGCAAATCGAGAAAGGTGTAGTCGGTGAGCAGCGTTTCCTCGACCTGATCGATCTTGCTATCGATGCTGCCCTCCAGCACCGAGGGATCGGATGCAAGATCGATGATCATCACGCTGATCACCGCATCGACCATGTAGCGAGGTGGGCCGACATTGTCGTCGCCGTCCGGTGACATCTGCTCGCGCAAGAGATAGACGCCGAGGCCCGGAAGCTGGTCAGCCTGGATTGTCGGGAACGGAAGTTTGCGCGTCGATAGGAATGTGCCGGCAGGGAAGGCCGCGATGATGCGGCCATACATCGCGTCTCTGATCTGCGTCGCCAATGTGCTCACGTGACGCGCCTCTTGACCGTGAGCGTCAATTCACCCTGGCCGTCTGGCGACGTGTCGTCGATCACGAAATCGATCACCGAGCCGGGCGGAAATTCTGTCGGATCGAGGCCGACCGGCATGTTGGCGACTTGGGTCGTGATCCAGTCGCCGGGGCTTGGCGCGATCTGGAATTCGGCCAGCCGGATCGATAGCGTCGTTTCACGGTCTGACACCACGCCGCCATCTTCGGTGATGATGTCCACTGACTTCACCGACCAGATGCCGCGCGCGGAATAGGCCGGCTGCTGCGGCTGCGAAGCGTAGGGCGTCACGACGACCGGCGCACCGAACACGTCCTGCGCAGGTGCGAGCACGAGAGCAGAGAAGTCGATGGTCATTGTCCTGCGGGCACCTTGCGCAAGTACGGCTTGTAGAACGTCATATCGGCTGCGACCGCGCCCGCTGAGAACGACATGACGCATTGGACGTTGTTGCTGGTATCCGCCACCGTGAGAGGCGTATTCGGCGGACAGCGCAGCACGCCGGTAAGCGCGTCGCTTGTCATGTTTCCCGCCTGAGTGTTGTTCATCGTCTGGCCGGTGTCGTTCGACAGATAGACGCCGCGAAGATTCTGCGCGCCAGCCGCAAGCGAGAAGCCGACCCATGCTTCGTACTGGTCACCGATAGCACCCGAATACGGGACCGTGCGGCGGAAGTTGACAACGCGCGCCGCTGCGGATGCCGCGCCCGACACGACGATACGTTGCGCAGCTACACCGTCCGGTGTTATCGTCTTGGACGCCGCGATGTTAATGCCGGTGTCGTTTGTCTCCACCGTCCACAGGTTAGCGATGTTGCCGGTAACGGTCGCGCCGCCCTTGACGCCGGTCGTGCCGATCAACTCGGGATTCATCGCCGCCGCTTCCATCATGTTGGAAGCGTCGTTGTAGAGGGACAGAACGTCGCTGCTCGCCATCCACGGGCTGAGCGCCGATTCGAAACCCTCGCCGAGAACGCGCGCGCCCGCGTAATTCGGATGCAGACCTTCACCCGTCATCGTTGTCGGATTGAACGTGGATTCGAGATCGACGACGTTCACGTCTTGCGCGGCCATCTGACCGATCAGACCGTTGAGCGTCTTCCTATCGGCTTCGCGGCTGGTGCCGAGGCCGGTCCAGGTGGCATCGTTGCGCGGCAAGACCTTGCACACCACGACCCGCGCGCCCACGCCGCGATATGTGTTGATGCACTGCTGAATACGGCCAGCGATGACCGCCGGTGTATCCGACGTGCCGGCGAGATCGTTGGTGCCGCCGAGGAAGGTGACGACCTTCGGATTGAGCGCTGTGACTGCGTTGATGCGGGCAAGCATCTGCGCCGTCGTCGTGCCGCCTACGGCGTTATTCCATCCATTCGGTCGAAAGTACCGACCGCCATCCGCGATCATGGCGAATTGCGACCACATCGGACCGTTCGATCCGGCTGTGATGCTGTCGCCTTCGCTGGCCAATCGACTATGCAACGGCAGCGGCGAAAGGGGCGGGGCGACGACGGCTGGAGATCTCGCCCAGGCGCCGTCTAACCACGCGCCGGCAAGCCAAGCGCCGGGCGCCCACGCCCCCGGCGCCCAGACTTGTTGCTTCGACCAGTCGAAGAACTGCGCCATCAGGTCCGGTGGCTTAGTAGCCGCCGAGGCGCACTTCGCCGGTCAACGTCCCGGCGGTTGGCACCGCCTTGGTCGCAAGACCGACGCGCAACAAGGTGCCGGCGACGTTGGTGCAGGCCTTGTTCGCGTTGTCCCAATAGATCGCGTCGCCTGCCGCCCAGACTTCGTTCTTCTTTGGCAGCGTGAAGACGCCCCTGACCCAGAGGGCATACGTATCGCCGACATTGGCGTCGCGACCGGCCACGCCGAACAGGCCGGCGCCGACTTGGACAGGGTCGCCACTTTTGACCGCTGCCGTAGCGGTGACGTAGACCATATGGCCTTCTTGCACGAAGTTCTTCATGCGATCCTCCTGATGACTGATTGATGGCTGCTGGTGCGATCACTACGCGCCGGCATTGCGATACGTGCCGCGATAGTCGATGGCACCGCAGCCGTAGTCGTGCTCAAGAGACATGCGCACGCCCTGCAGGCCGAACGGCTCTTCCGTGCGGATGCGCGGGCCGGTCGCGCCGCCGAGGAAGCCGTACACGAAGTTGGGCAACGCGCCCGGTTCGGCGAACAGGTACCAACTGGTGTCGGTGATGTTGGCATCCGACACCGAGCGCAGCCGACCCGAGAACGGGTTGACCGACGTGGTCAGGGTCGGAGAGATCGCCGTCACCATCTGATCGGCGGCGGTTTCCTGCGCGGGGCCGGTGAGGATGATGCGCGGCGGCACGTTGAGGAAGTTGCCCGCCAGCGACCTTTGCGCACGCATGGCCGCGCGCGCGGTGCCGATTGACGCCACGGACGGCACGCCGCCGGCACCGGCAGCGCTCGCGTTGCCATGGTTGGTGGCGTCGTAGACGTTGCGGGTGTCCTGATTGAGCACCGGCCCTGCACCAGCGTTCGCGCGGAACATGGTGAAGAAGGTGGTGTTTTCGAAGATCAACACCGCATCGCCAGCCGATCCGAGAATTTGATCGATGGCTCCCATTTCGTCGTTGACGATCATGTGCCGCGAGATCGAGAAGATCACGCCATAGGGCAGCACCGACACGGTCTCTTTGCTATCGAGCGTCGTGCCGTAACGCAGTTCTCCGGTTTCAGTGACCGGCTGCGGCTGCGGGAAGTCACCGGCGCGCACCTGCGGGTGCGGGCGGAAGTCGTTGAACGGGCGCTCGACCGAGATTTCGCGATAGGTCGGCATAGCCAACTGGTATCGCGCCAACAGCGTCTTATTCAGCGTGTTTTCGAAGATCGCCGGGAAGTCGCTGGTCGAGTGGAAGGCGCGTTGCAGGATGTCGTAGGCCTGCGCCGGGGTGCGGATGTTGCCGCGATGGTTCAAGCACTCGGCGGCGATCTCGACGAGGCCCATGCCGAGATACTGCCGGGTGCGGTCATATCTCGGCTTGTCGTGGCCATCATAGATGCGCCACGCAGCCGACACCTGATCGGTCAGACCGCGCATCTTGACCCACTCGGCTTGCTCGGGCGTGCGCACCGCCGGTTCGCGGCGCGAGGAAAGGACGCGAATGAGCATCGCCTCCTGCATCGCCTCGGCGCGGCCCTGGGTCTCGTCGCGGATGACTTCGAACGATGCACCGCCGCCGTTGCCGGCGCCCGCCGCGCCCTTGATCTCGGCCTCGCCCCTGGCGAGCGCGGTGATGACCTGGGCGCGGAAGGCATCGATGGTGACATCGTCCTTGATCGCGCGCTCGATCACGTCGAGCGGCATACGCGCTTCGCGGCCCGTCGCCATGATCTCGGCGACGCGCTGGCGCTCGACCTCGACGGGGTTGCCGGAAGTATCGGCGGAACGCGAGCGGGTGCGAGTGCGCTCGAGCGAAGTGGAGCGCTGCTGCTTGTCCTCGCCTTCCTCATCCTCGTCGTCGGCCATGTCGTCCTGATCTTCGGCGTCGTCCTCTTTCTTGCTCGCCGATTGCTCGGCAGCGGCGCGCTTCCTGATCTCGTCTGCGGTCAACTCGTTGCGGACACGAGTCTTCTCACTTTTGTTTGGCATAGCGTTGCCTTTCGATGCTGTGGGCGAAGCCCGTGTGGATTCATGCTGGCGCACATACGCGTCCGCCTCGGCGGCAATTGGCGCGATGCTGACCTCTAATGGCTCCCAATCGACCGCCGTCCGCGTCTCTGGCGAACTTCGCGTGTTTCGAACTTCGCGATGCGTGCGGTAGCCAGCCGACACGTTCATGCGAATGCCATCGGCAAGGTCTTGCGCGAGGCGCACGGCCTTCGCGCTGCCCCGCGATAGCTGGATGCGCGCGAGCAACTTGCCGTCTTCGATGCGGGCAGTACCGGGGATGACACCGCCGAGCATGGAATCGATGCCATCGTGATAGTTATGGCCGTCGAGCAGCGGTGCGCCGGCATTCAGCCGGGCAAGCCGCACCGATTTGGGCGAGATATCGAGGACTTCATCCCACTCCTCGCCCGACCACATATCGCGGCGGCGCACGGCGGCGCCGGTCGAGATCATCACATCTGCGGTGCGCGTCTTCGCATCGTAGGTGTTCTTCGCGCCGCTGATCGTCATGTCGCGATGACGAATCTCGCTATCTTCTTCGGTGCTCTCGTTGCGGCTCGGTGCGTCCGAAGTTTTCGAAGGCATAACGATCTCCATACGGAAACGGGCCGGGCACGGCGGTGCCAGGGCGTCACAGCGGATTGTCGATGTGGTTAGTCTTGCTGCGCCTTGCGCTTCGCGAGCCACGTGGCGCGGTGCTTGTCGCGAATGGGAGCCATCAGCTTTTCGTCGATTGGCGGTGCAGGCGCGCGCAAGCCACGGAGCCGGTCACCGCTCGCGATGATCGGCTCATGCAGGTCGGCGTCCTGCTTGTTGCCGTCATCGTCGAGATAGAAGAACTCGTCACTGGCTTGGGGCTGTTGCGGCGGCAGGTTTTGCTTTTCCGACATAGGCATTGAAACGGTCCATCGACTCTTTGTCGTTGAGGTTCAATTCGCCGTACCAATTGGTGCCGAGCAACAAGTCCTTGCCTTGCGGGCTATCGGCGATGGCCCACACCGCTTTCGGATTGCTGCTCGCGGCGAGCTTGGTCAGATCGTCGGTCTGGGTCGGCGCGGCCTCGACGGGCGGCTGCTCTTCGCCGTCGTCTTCCTCATCGTCGGGCAGGTCGTACTCGGGCAACAAGCCATTGCGCTCGGCCTGCCGGTAACGCTCATCGTCATCCATCTGATCCCAGTATTCTTCCTGATACTCGGCCACGCTCTCGGCGAGATATTCCGGAGGGTCGATGTCTTGGGCGTCGCTCTCGGCCTTGTCGTTGAAGGCCTTGGTCAGCACGTCGGTGATCTCTTCGCGCATGCGGTCGGTCAGATGTGCGGACAGATCGGGCGCCTCGATGCCCGGCAGGTTCATCTGCTCGGGCGGCGGTGCGTTGCTCGGCTCTTTCAGCTTATCGTCATCGAAGGTGAACTCGGGGTCTTTGCTGCCCTCATATCCGGTCTGGTACTCTTCAATCGACAGCGCATTGAGCAACTGTTCGTTGGTGTAGGGGATGCCGTCGTCATCGTGACGGAATTCATCGAGCGCTTCGACCGCCCACTCTGCGCCGCTGTCGAAGTTCTGCGCGAGCGAATACTTCGCGTCGTCGAGGGCCTGCCCGTTCTCGCGCCAGCTCGTCACTTCGTTGTCGTAGAACTCGCTGCGCGTTTCGTGCATCCAGCGGTCGCGAATGTCGGCCTGATCCGACTCGTTGATCTCATCCCAGCTTTCCGGTGTGTAGCCGTTGCCGGTTCTGCCGGTGCTGCTGGTGCGGCGGCTACTGCCAAGCCCGCGCGCGATCTCGCCCGACAGCGACGACCACGATTGCCGCGTCGGCACATAGCCGTACTTCGCCCAGGCGTAACCGCCGACATCGATGTTCGCGTGCACCTTGACGCGCTCGATGCCGAGCCGCCGATAGAGATCGACGTTGCCGGCGAGCACGCGCTTGCCGATGTCGTTGCGCCGGGAATCCCTATTGAGTTGGAAATATGCGCTCTCGGCGACCTTGTTGCGGAAGTCGATGCTGCGCGTGTAGTCGCCGATGGACTTGCCGTCTGGCCCGAGGATTTTGCCGGTGACGTGCCAGTGATCGCTGCCGGCGCGATCAATCGTCATGGTCGCATCGACGCCGCCGAGGAAGTCGTGCTTGAAGTCTTCGGGAGACATACCGCCGAGGTTCTTATCCCATTCGTCGGCCAGCAACGCGACGCCGGTATCGTTGGCGGTAAGATTGATCTTCGCCTTGGTGAAGTCCTCGCGCTTGAGCTTGGTTTTTGTCTTCTTGTCGCTCGACGATGCCGTGCTCGCTGGCGCCGGTGCGCTCGGCTTGGCTGTCGTCTGCGCTGCCGGCGCAGCGGAGGCCGGCGCGCTGCTGCTCGCCTTGGGATTCTGCTTGGACACCTTCGGCGAGGCGGCGGCGTCAGACGTACCGCTGCTTCCGCCTGTCCCGCCACCACCGCCATCACCGCCGCCCGCGTCGGTCCAGCGGCCATCTTCATCGCGCGGCTGGTTCGGATCGAATTCACGCGAATGATCGCTGGCACGTGCACCGCCGTCGCCGTCGTTGCTCAGCGAGTCGAGATCGATCTGATTGCCGCTCTCGTCGTACAGTTCGGGGCCGGCGCCACCACCATTGCCATCGCCATCACCGCCACCGGGGCCGCCGGCAGGGTCACCCGGCTCCTTCGGCGCCGGCTGCGCGGAGCCGGCCCGCGTGCGCGTGCGCGGATCGATATCGAACACCACGCCCTTGGAGTCGCAGTATTCGTTGAACTCGGACCAATCGTCTACGATCTGCTGCCAATCGTTGCCCCACTCGGCGATGTACTGCTGCGGCGACTGCCGACCGGAGCGCACCACGTGCTGCTCGGCGTCGTAGTCGAACTTAGGATTGACCGCTGCCCATGCCGGTGTGACCCAGTCGCACTGATAGCCCTTGGCGCGCTCTTTCAATTCGCCGGCAATGATCCCGCGCGAGATAAACCGATCCCAGATCGGCTGACACATCTGCGGAATGATCGTGTGCTGCTGCAGTTCTTCGACCAGCGCACGGAAGTCGAGCTTGCCGGCGCGCAGCGAAGAGTAGTTCGCTTGCCTGAGATCGCCCGAAAGCTGGTCGTAGGTGATGCC